GGCATCAAGTTATTCAAATGATATAAAATTAGAACTTATGGTTACCGGTGAAAAATCTGGTCTATGGGGTAATATTACAAACACGAATCTACAAATCTTGGAGCAAGCAGCGAGTGGATATTTAAGTTTAGCTGTAGGCGCAGCTGACGTTAATTTAGTATTAACAGATGGTGCTACTTCAAATGGTAAAAATTTATACTTTAAATTAACTGGAACATTAACAGGGAATAGAGTTATAACTATGCCCGACTCATCAGAAAGAGTATTTGTTGTAGAAGATGCAACAGATAGATCAGCATCACATTACACTTTAACTGTTAAAACTTTTTCAGGAACTGGAATTACTTTAGCAACAGGTGCAAAAACTTTACTTTACTCTGACGGAACTAATGTAAATCAAGGGATGATAAACAAAGGTTATAAGTCAACAACTACTTCTTATACAGCTGTAGATGGAGATCAAATTATTTGTGACACATCAGGTGGTGTTTTAACTATCACATTACCAACAGGTCCTTCTATTGGTTCAGAAGTAAGTTTTATTGATGGTGGACAAAGTTATAGTGTTAATGCTTTAACTGTTGCTCCCGGAGCTGAGAATATTGCAGGTGCTCCAGGATCAATAAATATTTCAACAGACAATGAAAATTTTACCTTAGTTTATGTAAACGCAACTGTAGGATGGACCTACAAAGATGATATATAGGAGGTAAAAATGCCTCTTAGCAAATGGCAAATCAAACCAGGTTATGATAAACAAAACTCCGAAGTTGGAGCTGTCGCACGTTATGTAGGTGGAGACAACGTTAGATTTAGATATTCATTACCAGAAAAAGTAGGCGGTTGGAAAGCAGAAGGTGGAGAAAGTATTTCTTCTGTATCAAGAAGACTACATCCATTTAGAGGTAATGACGGTAATAAATATTTAGCTATTGGAACAGATAAGTTTTTATTAATTTACTACGAAGATAATTTTTACGATATTACACCATATAGAAGTAGTGGTTTTCCATTAACAATTGATGAATTTAAAAACAGTACTTTCACAACTGTTTCAGGTTCTAATGTTGTAACAATCACAACAACATCTATTAATAATATATCTGCAGGAGATATAATAGAATTTGAAAATGTAACTTTACCTGTTGGTACAGGTTATGCAGATTCTGATTTTGAAGATAAATTATATGAAGTAAAAACAATTGTATCAGACACAGAACTTACAGTTACACCGGTTGCAAACGCTACAGGAAATGCAGGTCCAGGTGGTTCTTGTTCTATTATTCCATTAGAAACTATTGGTAATCAAATACAAAAATTTACTTTTGGTTGGGGTACAGGAGTCTGGGGTGGATCTAATAATTGGGGTGAAGATGCATCTACAAATGGTGTTAATGCTCCTCCTGGTTTATGGTCACTATCAAACTTTGGTCAAGTATTAGTTGCAACTGTTCTAAATGGTAAAACATTTACATGGAATCCCGCTGCTGGTAACCCACTCGGGCAGCGAGCGTCTGTATTAACTACAGGTTTTGAAACAGATTTAAACCCAACAAATACTAGAATTACTATGGTGTCACCAACTACAAGACACTTAATTCATATGGGTACAGAAACAACTGTTGGTGTTCCATCGACACAAGATGATATGTTTGTAAGATTTTCATCACAAGAACAAATAAACACATACGATATTACTGCAGGTAACTCTGCCGGTTCACAAAGAATTCAAGATGGTACAAAAATAGTAGGTGCTATTAAATCAAAAGAAGCAATTCTTATTTGGACAGATAACGCTTTATATTTAATGAGACACATAGGTAGTCCATTCGTATTTGGTTTTGAACAAGTAGGTACTAACTGTGGTTTGATTGGACAGAATGCAGTCGTAGAAGTTGATGGTGTTGCTTATTGGTTAAGTGATAAAGGATTTTTTAAATATGATGGATCAGTTAAAACTATTGATTGTTCTGTTGAAGATTATGTTTACGATGATATTGATACAACTCAAAGTCAACAAATCTATGCAGGTGTAAATAATTTATATACAGAAGTTAGATGGGACTATCCATCTTCATCAGCTGATTATAACGATAGATATGTAATATTTAATTTTGCAGAAGGTGTTTGGTATACAGGAAATACACCGAGAACTTCTTGGGCTGATTCAAATGTATTTAGTAAACCGTTTGCAACAGATTTTGATAACACTACAAATGGAGACTTTCCAGAGGTTATAGGTGAGCCTGCAGCACCAAACGGATATGGTAAAACTATTTTATACAATCATGAAGTAGGTGTGGATCAAGAAAACTTAAACGGTAGTATAACTAGAATTACATCTAATATCGAATCATTTGATTTTGATATATCAAATCCACAAATAGGTGATGGCGAAGTATTTTTATCTATGAGAAGATTTATACCTGATTTTAAAACTTTAGATGGAACAGTTAAAGTTACACTAACATTAAAAAGATATCCATCGGATACTGGAATAGCTTCTACTTATAGTTCTTTTGATGTTACATCTACAACAGAGAAAAAAGATACAAGAGCGAGAGGTAGATTTTTAAGTATAAAAATTGAAAATACTGGAGCAGCAGATGGTGAAAATTGGAGATATGGTACACTTAGAATTGATATACAACCGGACGGTAGAAGATAATGGCTATTACAATTAGAGTTCCTGATCCTACAGAAGACTATGATGTTAGTAATCAAAGACAAATTGTAAGAGCAATTAATAATTTTATTCAACAAATAAATGCTCAATACAAACCTGAAGGTGATACTTTTAGTGAGATAGAACAGCTATCTTATTTTTTAGGTTATTCACCCTCTAAACCTGCAGGACCTGCCACATCTACAGTAGGTGGGACAACAGGAGGAATTATTTGGAGCAAAATAGATTGGGCAACTAGTTTTTTTAGTGGTAGTGGCGGTGGATTTGGTCCAGGAGGTTCATTTCAAGCGAGTAGAAATAGAGGTTATCTTATCAGTAATGTAGGTTATTCACTAGACTCACCTGTTTTTAAATTACCCGTAGAACCGCCAATAGGTACACAAGTGGGAGTAGTAAATGGAGGTTATAATTCTATAAGTATATCAGCAGGCTATGATGCTAGCGGCTATCAAATAAAAATAGATGGATACTTTAATGCTAATTTATCAGGATTTCCTCCAGGGGGATCTAGAACATATATTTATTTTGGCGATGGCGGTTACGCAGCTGGAATGACGCCAGGATACGGTTACGGTTATTATAAAACCTGGTATTCTATAGCAAAAGGATATAATTAGAAGTTATGGCAACAAGTTTTAAAAATATGATTTATGACCTTACTCCAACAGCGAGTGAGCAAACAGTGTACGGAATTCCAACAGATTCGCACTCAATTGTAAACGCTTTTTATGTAAATAATACAGGTGCTAGTACGATTAATATAGAGGTCAGATTAGACCGAGGACCGGGCAGAAACTACGTAGCAAATCAGACAATATTGTTTTCTACTGTTCTAGACAATGGCCAATATTTAAATTTACTTACGGGTCCACTTGTGCTAGAAGGTGGAGATAAATTAGTATTTACAACAAATACAACCGGTAGAGTACAAGGTACAATCGCCGCCATGCAAGTAAACAGAGAAGATCAAGAAACTACACCCACGGGGTCAGTATAGACTTGATCAAAAACTGAAATAAGGATATATAAAATTATGGCAGAAAAAACTACATCATTCACAGGTCCAATCGTAGTAGGACTTAATGACAAAAAAGGTGAAATTCGTTTAACAGATGGTAAGGATGTTAACGAAGCAAAATATTTATCAATTAAAGCACCTGATGTAATTACATCAGATACAACTTTAACATTTCCAAATGGTGCAGGTACTGCAGGTCAGATACTTTCTACTGATGGTAATGGTGATTTAAGTTGGGTTAATGATTCAGCAGGTAATCCTGATGGATCAAATGGTCAAGTTCAAGTAAACGATAATGGTACTTTTGGAGCAATTTCAGAAGGGACATCAGGGCAGGTTTTAACATCAAATGGTGCAGGTTCTGCACCTACATTTCAAACTGCTTCAGGTGCTGATCCTGTTACAAGTTCTTTAGATGTAAATAGTCCAAAAACTATTAAACTTAATGCTGATTATCCAACTGGAGCTAATAACGTAGTTTTAGGTGATACTGCATTAGATAGTGTTACGTCTGGTGGTCAAAACACAGCGATTGGAAGTGTTGCTTTAACAGCTTTAACTACAGCTAGTTTCAATACTGCTATAGGTTACAAAGCATTAGAAGATAATATAAGTGGTACTAAAAACACCGCTATAGGTTCAAATGCAGCTTCAAACACTACAGGCTCAAACAACGTTGCCGTTGGTGTCAGAACTTTATTTTCTAATACATCTGGAAATAAAAATACTGCAGTTGGTGAAGAAGCTTTAGTAAGTGGAACATCAGGTAGTGAAAATGTTGCTATTGGACTTAGAGCATTAAGAAATAATAATGCAAATCAAAATACTGCAGTAGGAGCTACAGCGTTATTTACTAATACAAATGGTACAGGAAATACTGCTGTAGGTTTTAATGCTGGTGTAAGTTCAACTGCTAATAACAATACATTTGTAGGAGCTAACGCAGGTGATGCAATTACTTTTTTTGGGGATAACACAGTTGTTGGTTTTGACGCTTTAACACAATATAATGCTCAAAGCGCAACTGCTATAGGAAGTCGTGCTTTAAAAGAGGGTGGTGGATCAAATAATATTGGAATAGGTCCAAACAGTGGTTATAATACAAATGGTAGTAATAACGTTTTTATAGGTCATAATACAGGTTTTTACGCTTATAATAGTAGAGAAAATGTAGTAGTAGGAACTCAATCTTTTAATGGAACAAGTGGTAACATGGTTGGATCTACTGTTTTAGGTTTTCAAGCATGTACTGGATCAAACCAGTCGGGTACAAATAATACTATTATAGGTCGTGGTGCACAACCTTCAACTACTTCAGTTTCAAATGAAATTACTTTAGGAGATGGCTCTATTTCAACTTTAAGATGTCAAGTTACATCAATTACTTCTCTATCAGATGCTAGAGACAAGAAAGATGTTGAGGACGCAAACATAGGTCTTGATTTTATCAATGATTTAAGACCCGTTAAGTTCGTAT